TAAATAATTCATTAGATAAACTATATTCATCATTAGATTTTTTAATTTTTTCTAATACTTCTTCTAATGCATCTTTTTGATTAATTACATTACCTTTAGTTCTAATAATGGCATCTTCATAAAATTTATAAGTTTTAATAACATTTTTTTGTTGTCTATTTAATTCTAAAAATTGTCCAGCAAAATCAACTTGACCTTTTGCAATAAGCATTAATCTATCATTATAAATATCTAGATTTTTAATAGCTTGTTTTAAATCTGTTTTATTTAATTCTTTAATATCATTAGCAAGAACTCCAAATGGGTCAACTTTATCTAAATTACCACCTAGATTAATTACAGTTTTATCAATATCTTCTAATTGTTTTTTTAAATCTTCAAGGCTAGGTGTACTATCTTTAATTTTTTTAGATAAATTATCGAGTGAATCTGAAATACTAATAATACCTCTTGCTAATTTATTTGCTAATCCAGTAGCTTCATTAAATGTTCCAGCAAGATTTAAAAAACTATTTCCCAATCTAGTTGTAGCTTGACCTATAGTTGGAGATAGTTGTTGAAATTTTTTATTAATATTATCTGTTTCTTTTAATAAAGCTGTTGCAATAATATCTGATGTAATTTTACCTTCAGAACCTAGTTTTTTTAATTCTCCTCTAGTAACACCTAATTCCTTTGCAAATATATCTAATAATGGTGGAATGTTTTCAGATATACTTCTAAATTCATCTCCTTGTAATCTTCCAGATGCGAAAGCTTGAGATAACTGTAGAATACCAGAACTAGCTTGAATAGAACCTACTCCAGCAATACCAATAACTTTGTTAACATTTTCTGTAATAGTTGCTAATTCTTTACTACTTAACCCTAAATTTTTAGATTGTAATGCAAGTTTTTGATAAAGTTCTACTGTTTCAGAAAAACCTCCTCTAGTTCTTCTTGCTATTTCAAATAATTCACTTTGAACTTTATTTAATTCTAGTGTTGAGTTTGTAACTAATTTTAATCTGTTTTGTAAATTTTGAAATTCATTAGATAGATTAAAAAATTGTTTTACAACTATAGAAGAACCAATAGCAATTAAGGCATTTTTTAAATTAAATACAGAAGATTTAGTTTTAGTTAGATTATTATTTAACTTTCCAAGTGCTTGTTGAGATTTATCTCTTGCTATTATATCTATTTTAATATCTGCCATTATTTAAACCTTTTCGCTTCTGTTAATGCTTTGTTAGTTTTATACTGATCTTGTTCCTTTTTCAAGTATGCTAACCAAAGATTATAATGACTTAATGGCATTTCTAAAACTTTTTTTATAGGAAGTTTTAGTCTATCAGCGACAACTAATAAGTTCTTAGTATCAGTGTCGCTATCTACTTTTTTTCAGCATCTTCGTAAAAAGTGCCTTCTAAAATTTTATTTGCGATATTACCAATAACTTGAACATCTGCTCTTTTCTTTAATGCAAATTTATCTTCTGGTTGAAAAGCTTTGACTAATTCGCCTTTCTCATTTTTAACTAACAGCTTCATCACTAACAAATCAGCTAAAATACTTGAATCGTTTGAGCCAGAAGTTTTTAGAGCAAGTTTATTTTTTTCTTCAAGAGTAATTGGTTCACAATAAAAGACAGATGGGTTACCATTCTCATCTTTCCATTGTTCTACTTCGATTATAATATTTTCAATACTATCAAAATGAGATTTAACTCTATCTATAACTGACATAAATTATATTAGACAGTTCCTACAGTTAAAGCACCAGTTCCTTGAAAAGTTATACTTCTAGAAACAACTCCATCTAATGTTGAGTTAATAGACATTCCAGTAACAATTCCAGTTCCAGAATAACTAGCATCTCCTGCAGTATCTCCTTCTGGAAGTAATGTGAAAGTCAAAGATGAACCAACTGTACATTCTTCTTGTGAAGTATCAGTTTCGTCAAAATGACATTCTACTGTTCCTGAAAATGAAGTTCTGCCAGCTAAAAAAGTTTTTGCTGAATCTGATAATGCAGTATCTTCAACTACATCTGCTGTTGTTTCTAAAGTGAACGAAGTGACTTCGCCAGTAGTGTTAGCTCCAGTCTTTACTACGCCCTCTTTTCCGTGATGAGTAGCCATAATTTTTCTCCTTTAATTCTTCTTGTTGTATGGTTTCTTTAGTTGTCTTATATCCAAGTTTTTCATAATGAGCAAGATTATTTTCATTAATAATTATCTCATCATTACCCTTATACATTTTTATATCTTTAGCCATAATATATTATAAATTATTTATTCTTCATCTTCAAGTTCATCATCTTCAAAATCATCTAAATCCTCAATATCTATTCTATTTTCTATTTCTTCTAATTCATTTGAGATTTCAGAACATAAAGAACTTATTTTATCGTTAAATTTTTCTATTTGTTCTATTTTTTTGTAAATCTTATCTAATTTATTAGCCATTATGCAGTTCCAGATTGATGTTCATAAATTACTCTTACTACCATTGTTATAGCACCATAAGGAAATAAAGTTCCAGCATCAGTTTCTATGGAGATAACTTCAGTATCTAAAGCATTGCCATTTCTAGTAATATCTTCTTCTAATTTATTTTCTATAGCTTCTGCTAATTGATTTCTAGCAGTATCAATGTTAGATTCAGTTCCTTTAGTAAATCCAGATATTAAAAATTCTAAAGTTGCAATTCTAGTTCTAGCACCACCACCTAATTCTTGATCTTCTTTTGTTTCTTCTTGAGTTTGAACTAATACTGCTGGATATTGTTGTTCAGATAATTCATCTAAAGGAAAAGGTTGTCTAGTAGCTTTTTTAATTACTGGACTACTAATAGCTTGAATTGTGGTTAAAATGTGACTAGCAATATCTTCTCTTTTACTCATATGTTTAAACCTCTAATTTGTTTTTCAATATATTTAGCGAAATTCTTTTGTATAACTTTTTTTAACTTAGCATCAAAGCCAAAAAATTTTCTTTTAGGTAATTTACCAGTACCAGTTTGATGATACAAAGCTTTTTCTGCTTCATATTGACTTCTAAAATAAACACTAACTCTATTTTTAGAAATAGTTTTAGTAGCAATATTTTGCAACATCTTATTAGTATCTTGTAAATCTACTCTAGTTTTATTTTTTAATTTTGAATAAGCTTCAGAATAAGGAACAAATCTTTTTCTTTGAAAATCTAATCCAGATGAAGTTCTTCTAATAATAACTTCTTTTAAATTTTCTCCAGCTTGTTCTAATCCTTTAGTAATTATTCCAGGTAATTTATTTAAAAATTTAGAATATCTACTTTGAACATTTTTAATATTAGTATTTAGTTTTATATCTAAAGCCATTATCTGACCAATCGTCTAAATCCATGTAAAGGTTCTCTTTCATTTACAGAGATAGTTTGATTAGCATCAGTATCATATTCAACACCATCTTCTAAAATCATTCTCCATTCTAGATTATATTGGCTCATATAATATTCTGCCATTCTTTCAAATCTGTCTTTATCAGCTTCTGGTCTAAATTTACTTAATGCTGGTAAAAAAAATCTTCCAAGAAATAGATAAACACCAGCACGTTCAAATTGATCTAGATTAACTTTAGTATTAACCATCTCTGCTGTATTTAAAACTGTAATATCAGTAAATACATTTTGCTTATAAACTGGCCACCATTCTATTCTTAATTGTCTAAAAATATCATTTGTAGTTTGTGCAAAGAAATTAACTGCTTCTGTATCAGTTGAAAGAATACCAAACTGAAAAGCATCAGGTTGATATTTAGTTACATCACTTGCAGTTATTACATCAGCACCAGTATAATTAGCCATTATTACTCCAGATTAAATAAATAATTAAACAAATTAAAGGTATAGAATACATAGGGTTATTTTTAGCTTTAACCCAAATCCATTTAATCTTTTTCTTCGTCTTTAGCCAAATCCACTTGTTCATCTTTTTTCTTCCTTGTTCGTTTTGGTTTATCTTCTTTTACTACATCTTGAATAGGTTTAAAACCTCTAAAATCATAAACTGCTTTATTAGTTTTATAATCTTTTAAACTTCTTTCTATAATCTTATTTTTTCTTTGTAATTTGATTTTTTGTTCTGCATCTTGAATTATTTTTACCATTTTTTCTCCTATTTAGAAGTGAGGGCTATTTCTAGCCCCCACCAAGTATTCAATTATTATTGAATTGATGAATCGTAGTGTAACTCAACTCCATAAGAATCATGGATTTCGCCAACTCCATAAACTGAAGTTGCAACAATCTCATCTGCTCTTAATGAAGCATCTCTTTGAGTTTCAATCTTAACATCTTGCATCATAGCGATTGCTAAAGCATCTCTATGGAATGCACCACCTTTGTAATCGCCAGCAGTACCAGTATTAGCAATATTTGAAGTTTCAAATACATTCATACCAGCTAATCTTCCAACAAAGCCTGATCTTAAAGCTTCATTTGCAAGATCGTTTGCA